ACTTGGTCAATTACTTCTTCCGATAAGGGAGGTCCTGACTGAACAACTGGCGCAAGAATTACAGCAGCACCATCGGATCTTTCGATACGCCAAACGCAACGATTGCGCTCACACATATCAACCAGAAACTCAAAGTACTTTTCTGCTTCTTCTAGTGTTACAGAAATAGGTTCGTTCATTTTACAGCAAAGCAATAAGTAATCAAGTCGTTATCAACAATCTCTTGTATTTGAGAGATTGTTTCGGAGAAACCTTCAGCACCTATAGAATTGAATTGCCAGTGAACATCCTTTTCATAACCTTCATCATCTACGAGAGTAACCTTTCGTTTTGAGAAGTTGACAAAGATATGTGAGAGAGCGTCGGTCATGGTTCTTTGTGTTGCTCCCATATCATAGCACAGGAAGCAACGGTTGTCAATTCAAGAAGATGGATTTGCCTGAAACGCGAACGATACCCTCTGAACTGAGGTTGAGTGCTCCTAATGCATCAATGGTGCCAACGGTACTCGAAGAAATCCTAAACAGACCCGCAGCAACATCAACGTTGAATGCTCCAGTGGTAACACTACAATTGTATCCAGTCGCACCACAAGTAAAATTAACAGGACCAGAGGGGTTGATGACATTAAATCTAGGAACTGCATCAGCGGCAGAACCTCCAGGAGTGATAATATAGTCTACAGAACCTCTAACAGAGTTAAAGATACCAGCCTTAGCAGAAACTGGATTTGTAGTTGGAAAGTTGACAAAGTGATATTCCGATACAGTATTGAATTCAATAGAGTTATTGGCATTAATCATAATCTCTCCGCCAGAATAACTCTGATTCATACAAGAAACTTCTAAAGATGAACCTGCAATTTTGTTAGCCTGTGAAGCAAGTTCAATTTCAGATGCTTGTAATCCTAATTTACCTCCAGCAACATTAAAATCAAGGTCAGAACCAAGTCTGATAGTATGCTTTTGAATTTTTTCATTTTGCGAAGCACCATTTTTAGGTGCAACTGTTGGTGCTCCCTCAGCAGACATAAAGAATCCACCACCAACTTCAAGATGACAGTCTCCAGTAATTTTTAGATGATAACTCCCATCAATAGTACGAACATAATCACCATCAACAAGTTTACAGTCATCACCATGAACTTCTTGTGTATAGTTACCAGCATAAGAAGAGTGATCAGCAACTAAATTACCAGTATCACCTTTACTACCTGCATTTTTCTTAACATAACTAGTATATTTTTTATCTAGTTCTTCCTGGGTGATATCAGGATTGCTCTTTCTAAGTTGTCTTAAAAATTGATACTCAGAGAAAGAAGAGTTGTTATAATTTACTGACGTATGAGTAGTACCATTTTCAGATTTTTTAACCGTTGCTTGACGCCCTGGAGTACCAACATGCAATTCATATGCACCATTGATAAAAGTTTTTGCTGCAGTTAAATATGGATCTGCTTCTTTATAAAGACTATCCCAAAGACTGGCACCAGCATCATTACTTCCACAATCTCCTCTTTGTCTTCCTCTAATTCTATTAATTTCGTCTAACTCAGCATCAGTACAGTGAGTGACACCAAACATAGGGAACCAACCTACAGTATCTTTTCCACCATGTGCTTCACGATTACAACCTGACGTGAAGAAATTTAGGAAGAATGAAATCAAACCTGTAATGTTGCTAATTCCTTGTTGGATTAAGTCTGTACCTTCTTCAAAAATTTTACTTCCTTCTTTCCAGGTTTCAATGATGGCTTGTACCTGCTCAAAACCTTCTACAAGGTCAACAACAGTTGATACAACATCCTGCATGGTGTTGATGATGCTCTGAACCTGACAGATTACAGAATCGATAACATCCTGAACTCCTTGCAATACCATTTCTGCTTTACTAATGGCAGCATCCAAAAATCCTTCTACAAGACTAACAACAGAACCAATAGGGTCTGAGATATATCCCATCAACTTACTATCTTCAAGACACAGAGCAGAAAGAATTTGTTGAATTGCTTGCTGAATAATAGTATAGATGATATATGGTGCTCCTGTAGCACCACCCAACAAACTAGCAATTGATAATTGTTCTGTAAGTTGTGAAAATTGCTGACGTATAGCAGAAATGACTTGAGTGAATACACTACTTAAAAAGTTTTGCAACTTTGCTGTAAGCATTTCTGCAGTAACTAACTTACCACTAACAACATCTAGAAAATTACCACTCTCATTCTTAACAAGACTGCCTGCGGTGTTAGCAATATCTTCAACCAGATAACTTAACTTATATTCTAAAGTTTTCCAAGGTCCACCAACACCATTACCAGCAGGAATTGGTTTTTCAGGATTTCTAGGTTTTTGTGAATTGCTAGAGCTACCAGCAATTCCAGGTTGAGTACCAATATTTGCTGGTTGACCAATTCCACCAGGAGCAACAGTTTTAGAATTAGGAAGTGCTACTGAGTTATTCTGAGTACCTGCTCTATGAGTAGACTTTAGAATATTTGTTTCACCAGGAGGAAGTTGACCTGCTCCAGGAGCAAGTCCAGGTTGCATTTTTTCTCCTGTAAATGCAAACTCCTTAGTATCTTGACTATCTCCGTTTTTATTTACACGAAGAACTCCCATCACAAGAGGCATTTGTGCGCTTTCACCATCGAGGAAAAACCCCATAACAATTGCACCAGGTTGCAACTGACCAGAACTTTCTCCCTGAGAATCATTACCTGCTTGTGAAGTATGCTGCATCACTGTTGCCCAAGGTAATGCTTCTGTAGGCAAGTCTGTTGTCGTTCCTCCTCTTACATTTGTATAATATCCAAGAACTCGGACTTTTACTCGACCCAACTCCATAGGGTCTTCAACATCTTCTACTTCACCAACCCACCAGAAAAATCCATCCTTACCGACGAAATTTACTGTAGGTTCATTAATGATACCGTCAATGGTTTGCATCGATTCAATAATCTATAACATTTTTATTTATGGGCGAAGAGGGGATCGAACCCCCGACAACCTCCGTGTAAAGGAGACACTCTACCGCTGAGTTATTCGCCCATTCGGGTAAATTTGTAGAGTAATTCACTACCCCACATCATCTCTCCCTCAGAATTGTAACCTTGGTCCATACTATGGAGTTTATCTCCATACAAATGAATTTCTGCTACAACTCTATAACCCCGAACACCAGTACATTCACTACCGCCAAGTTGACCGTGCCATGCATTGCCGTCGTATGTGAATATCATATCACAGTTTCCTGCTCTTGTCCAGTTCAAATCATAGTTTTGAAAGTGAACTTCAGTCTCTGAAATTATAATCGCTTTATGATATCTTTCCCTATACGGGTTCTCTGGACCATCAGATCTATAATAATTTTTGGAGTGATATCCATCGTCCATTTTTTCCCAAAGTATCTCGACTGTAGAATACTTAGTGGGTTGACTTTGTGCTTGATGCCTATTAGACCAATGACCTAGAATAAAGTCATCAATCTTCATAGACTTTACACTCAGGTTCAGATGGATTGGAATCGCAAAATAATTCTAGTGGGGAAGGGTCATGATGATCACCTGCTTCAATCTCTTCCTTATGATGCTCTACATAATCTTCCAACTCATGCAATTCACCTTCGATGTGACGACGTTGGTTGGGTGATGTTAGTGGGTTGTCAAGAATTTCCTTGTCAACTTTGATGTGCTTTTCGATGCTTTCCATAATTGGTTATTAATCTTCATAATTTTATTTATTGACGAATAGAATCCTTTAATAGCATAAGTTCTGTTGTCATGTTATTTCCCAGAATTTTATGCGTCAACCCAGCTATTATATACCGTCCACTGTATTTTTTATCAATCTTTGTTTTATTTCCAGATTTGGCAGTGCTTGGCAATGTGATTTCAATACCATGACCTGCATACAAGTCTAGATTGCCAGGAATACTAATTTGAAGTTTCAATGTTTTTAATGCTTCAATCCTCATCCATTGATATGCTTGAAGTTCAACTAATTGCTCATAGGTAGCACCTTTAGCATCAGTATCTTTTTGGTCAAATATCTGATTGGGCATGATACTATAACGCACTCTTTTTGGATATTTTATCATTTCTTGAATACCTTTATCCATTGCTTCAAGAGGATTCGCATTCTGACCTCCTTTGAGGTGAGACATCTTTGACCACATTTCAAAAATAGAATATCTGTACGCATCTCCTGATAAATCTGTACTTGCACCCATTTTAGAAGTAGATACTGTAACAGGATCTAATCCAATACTAAATCCTGACCATGCACCATGTCGCAATCCCATCAAGAAGTTTCTTTCTTCAGGAAAAACAACAGTATCAATTTTGAATTGGTCGGCAGATTGATTAGAACTAGTTCTCTTAGGGATATATTCGTAGCGATATAATCTCGGTTCTGCAGAATTGTAGTTTGTTTTCTTTGATGGTGATTGAGAGTTTACATCGTCAATCATTTTGTCAATGGACTTATAATGAAATCCAAATGCATTCTCAAAGAATACATATCCACTTTGCAATGACTTTGCTGAATTACCTGCACGAATAGAACGATTGCACATCCAATAAATGCAATCAAATGGTCTCCAGTTAGGAATTATATAATCGTGTGCATTCAAAGTATCTTCAATAAAAATTCTCTTGTTTGTACCTAAAAATCTAGCACTTCTTAGTAATAACTTTAGAACATTTTCTGCTTTAGTGTCATTGTTAAAAAGCACCGTTGTATTACCAAATACATTAGTGATTTCATTTTTAATATACTCCTCAGATGCCATACTCACAATATAGACATCTGTACTTTGACTCACTCTGGAACGTGATTCAATATTATATGAACGAAGATAATATGTGAAATTTGAAATAGATCCTTGAATCTGCAACTTAAAAATTTCAGAACCTGTCAAGGAACCAATCAATCCTGCAGAGTCATTAATAACTACTCTTGCTTCTAGAGTTGCAGATGTGATACTTTCAAATATCTCTATGGCAGTAACAAATTCATTCAGGTCTTTACCACCATCAGCATTGGTGAGATCTTCACCATTTCTGTTGATAACTAATTTATATTGTACTGATCCTGATTCAGACCTTGGTAATGCCATTAGAGAATGCCCTTAAGTGGGTTGTTAAAAGAATTTAATACTGCTGCAGTTGTTTTAAGAATTGCACCACCACCACCTCCACCTACAAGAGCAGGGGAAGAATTTGTTGATTGTGCCTTTTGAATACTAGATTGAGTTGCCGTCATTGCTTGCTGAACTTGCTGCATTACAACTTGATTTTGACCAGTAGCAGCACCCATTATAGAAGATGCCAGTTGCCTAGAACTATTTAATACAGTTTGTTTTGCAGCGTTTCGCTCTTGAGTTGCTTTTTGTAAAGCAGAAGCATCTTTATAAGTTTCTCCACTGGTGCCATATACACCACTATATGGAGCATAGGATTCAGACTGTCTATTGAAAGGATTTGCGCCCCTACCTGTTAAATCATCGAACAAGTTTCTTTTTGCTGCCCCTCCAGTATTTGCAGCGTCTCTAGTATCATGACCACTTGCAGTTGTTCCAGTACCAGTTTCAGATATTTGTCCAGATTGAGATCCAGTAAAACCAGGAATGCCAGCAGCAGATTTACTTTTAGCTCTTTGTTGTCCTCCACCACCAACAAACCAACCAAAGAAGTTATTCGGCATATTAGCCTTTCTTCTTACATCACCTTTATCAAAGCGAGGGACTTCATTACCACCCATGAAGTCAGTTCTACCGCCAACAAACGATGCTGCTTTCTTTTGCAATGCTTTATTCTGCAATGCCTTAGCAACTCTTTTTACATAAGAGACTGGTTTTCCCATTGCTCTAGCAGCAGAATCAGCATCTTTAATTGCGTGCCATTCTGCATTTGGTTTTCCAGTAGCACCTGCTCTAGGATATTTCCAGGTAGGTTCATATTGCATTCTTCCGAGAAGATATCCCGAAATACTTCCGTTGATTTGATTGAAATTGACTCCTGATGCTTTTCTATTATAGACAGATTGAGCAACATCTGCCCAACCTTGAGCATCATTATCTTCAGTACCAGCAACAGCAGCCAGGGTCCAGAAATCTTTTCCCTTACCCATACCGCCGCCACCACCGCCGCCGCCGCCAGTATTTGCTGAAGCCTCGCTAGGCGTCTTAGCAGCAGGGGGTGCTTGTGTTCCACTACCCAAACCATCAAAGTCTGTTCTTCCGCCTGTCATGGCATCCATAGCACCTTGCAATTTA